CTGCATGGAGTCCTGCGGCCCTGCGAGGTTCAGTGAACCGCGATTCTGGTTCAGGGCGACGGCCTTGGCCGACACATCTTCACGCGCCGACCCCATCATGTAGTCTGTGACGCCAGAAATACCCTTGATGTGCTCCTCCGCCTTGTAACTGAAGCGGTCCAGCCCTTGTGGCGTCTGGTTTGGCTGAATTTTGGAGAGGGCGTCCATATCGTTGACCTCGACGACCAGCCCGGTCTCCGCACCGCGCTGCTCCAACTCTTCGATGGTCATGTTAGTTAAGCCGCCGGTCTTCACCATCCAGCCACTATTCGCTGTCGTGTTAATCACGTGCAGCTCTTGGCTGGTGACCTTGTTCAGGTACTCCTGCGGGTCGAGCAGGTTCTCCACCAGCCCGATAGTCTGGCCGTGACGGAAATAGGGGAAGTACGGCACGATAGTAAAGTGTTTGTAGGGGCTCCAGTCTTCGTGCAGCACAATGTTGTCAGCCGTGACGCACCACTTGATCCGCTTAACCAGTTTCTTGGTAATACCCAGATTGAACTGCTGCTGGGCCATGGCGATACGCTCCTTGTCCCACGTATCAGGAACAGGCCGCAAATCCCCGGTCGCCAGATCCACAAAGTGGTCTTGGCGGGTCAACTTCATGTACTGCCGCTCAATTACACGAATATTGCGCAGCACTTCGCTCTGATCCCATGGCCCGATGTAGGGGTTGTGCGGATAAGTCTTGCCGAAGCGGTCACGATCTTGGTCGATGGAGTCGTATCCGTACGGGAACAGGCTGGCAGCCCGGTTCTTCAACTTCTCGGCCTTGTCCTTGCCGTACAACATCTCGATGTCCTGCCACGTCATCCACTTCGTGCACATGACGTCGTTCCACGAGTCGGGGTCGTAGTCCTCCGCATCAGGGTCGATCAACACATTTTTCGGATTCAGGCGCTCGATTCTGATCTCACCCATCATCGAATCGTTAAAATCCAGCCGCGTGTCGAAAAAACCCCGGCTGGTGATGATACCGTCACAAAAAACGTCGGTACGCTTCCAATCCAGTTGGTTTGAGTCAGAAATTTGCCGGAATACCTTGGTCAGCACCTCCGCTGTCTCAACGGGGGCACCGGAACGAGGTTGGAACGATATATCCGTACGGTTCTGAATCTGCTCGCCCATCACGTTACCGATAGTCGACAGAATCTTGTTAATTGTCAGCGCGGGCCGCCGTGCTTGGCGGAGCATAGCCTTGTCAATCTCACTCCACTGCTTGCCGCGAAAAAAGTCGTTGCAGCGGTCGGCCTTCTTGATAAAATCCGTGTGTCCTAAATCACGTACCTGCTGATACCGCAGCCACTGGCGCTGCGCCATATCAATCTTTTGTTCTGCGGTCATCAGCGTTCCCTCAAAAATCTTATGCCGTCATGTGGCTGGTGCCTGTGAAGTCCAGCGTATTCAGCCGGTCCTTCCAACTCTTTATCCGCTCCGCTTTAGGTGCTTTAGGCGGTGCCGAGCCTGTCGCTAAGGTCACGCACCACGCTAACGCGTCCACAATATCATCGTGGGCACCTGCCGGGAAGCGGAGCAGCTCTTTCTGCACCTCAACCAACCACGACGCCTCCTTGGGGAAGAACAACCGCCCCTGCTGCATCCTCCCCTGCAACGGGCGGGCACGGGCCAACTTGTCCGACAGCGGCTTCAAAATCTCGTAGGGCGGGTACAGCGCCCGCTCGTACATACACTTCTCCAGCAACGGGCGTATGGATTTCCATATCTGCCCGTCCTCGAAGCCCAGCGTTAACGGCGCGGTTGCTTCACTGCCCCAGCGCTCAGCCGCGTCGAGAATTTCGTTAACAATCGTGAAACTGTCACCCTTGAAGCGCACCAGCTCCACCACGTGCAGGTAGTCGCGCTCGTCCTGAATAATCGTCACGCCCACCGTGTAGTCGTTCTGCTGCTTCTCACCGATGGCAAAGTCCCATGCCTGAAACACCTTCCGCCCGTAGTGGTGCGGCGGCGTCGGCTCAAACTTAAAATACTCCTGCCGAAAGTAAATACCCTCGTCCGGCACAGGGTTCTGCTGATACAGCGCCGACCACACGCGCGGCGGCTGGTTAGCCTTGAGCCTACGGATCATCTTCTCCGTGAAGCGCTCAGGGTGGAGCGCCTCCCCGGGCATGCGCAACAAAGTGTACTGCTCGTCCACTTCATCAGGTACGGACACCCCTGCTTCGCGCTGAGCTAGCCGCAGCGACTCGTGTGCAGTGTCCAGCGGCTCGTCGAACCGATCAATCAGGTCCGTCTCCTTGTTGTGGTACTCCCACTTCTCAGCCTCCGCCGGGTAACGAATAATTGTGAACTGGTCGACGTCAGAAAATTCTTCAGGGTCTCTGGCCGCATCTGCCATACGCTGCTGGAGACGGCCAGCCAAGTCATCATCGCTCCAACAGGTCTGGATCAATAAGACGCCGCCCCCGGGTGCGAGCCGTGAATATGCCGTGGACCAGTACCACTCCCACAACATGTCCCGGGTCGTGATCGAGTCCGCCTCCATCTGGTTCTTGATCGGGTCGTCAATCCCCAGAATGTGCGCACCCTTACCCGTGATACCACCGCCCACGCCTGCCGCTGTAAAGCCGCCGCCCGCCGTCGTATTCCACGCTTCAGCGCCCTGACTCTCCTTATCAATGTCACACCCGTCAAAAATTGCCGTAAAACTCGGGTCACGGATCATTTCCCGCACTTTCCGGCTGAAGCGCATGGGCAGGTCGAGGTTGTATCCACAATTAATAAACTCCCACTCCGGGTGGTGCCCGAGCGCCCACCCCGGGAAGCGTATCGACCCCAACTCCGACTTACCGTGCCGTGGCGGGACGAGCAACATCAGTCGAGGAGACAGCTGCGCCTCTACATCGCGCATGAACTGCTCTAACCGCCGCGCGATGTCGTGGTGCACCCAACCGGGGTCATATAACGGCAGGAACCGTTTGGTAAATTCGATCAGGGAGCGTCTGGCGAGGACACGCCGCGCTATTTCTCTCCGGACTTTCGGGTCGAGGTCCTGAACAAACCCGTCTTTAAGCGCTTCGGTCATACCCAGCGCGCGCGTAATGGGCGTCTGACGCCTGTTGAGTGGCTTCAATCACTTCCGTGAACTCTCCTTCAATCGCTTCGCTGTCTTCCTCAATCATTTCAAGCAATTCCGCGTCAGAAAGCGTCTCCAACTTATCAACCGCTCGTTTGGCAGTGATATTAACGTCAATTACCCGTTTTTCAGCAGCGTAATACCCACACATGCGCCCGATTTCACGCCATCCGGCGACCATTACACCGGGTTCAGCCTGCACTTTAGCCATTTCAATGGCTTCAAGCATGCCGTCCATGACCTTTTTCCGGGTCATCTGGCTCGCTTTTTCGTATTTGTGCTGCAAAAACTGAAGCGACTCCTGAACTTTGGGGTTTTTCATCAATCGATTTGCGTCGACCGGCGCATTATTGTACCCCGCTGCACGTGCGGCGGTGGTTTGTGGCATGCCGCGTAGCATTCCGTCGACAAACAGCTTCTGCTTGGCGGTCAGATCGATAGTAGGGTCGCCTGTAATCATTGCGGAGCGTCGTTTAGCCATAACTGAAAAAATTCCACAAAAATTTTTCAAAGTGTACACAGAAAAAGGGGGTGGGGCACTTCGGTTTTGGTTTTACTTGGTTAAAAAGCTAGAAAAAGTGGGTATTGCGGGGGTGTGGGGCCCTCCCCCCTCACTCCTCCGCGACCCCCCCACTTCGGATTCGGATCTCCGCACAGCAATAGGGGTCCCACACACTTCGTTAGGCTGGTTTTTTCGAGCAGGTTGATTGTCTGCTCTTCATTCAATCCTAGGAGATACATCATGGCTACTTCAAACAAGATCACCCCCGTCGAGTTCACCGTCACCGAGCGCATTGGTCAGCAGATCGGCGCAGTGCCGGACCTTCAGCCCGGGGTCGTCGCTGGTTTCCGCATGTCTCGCAACGAAGAGGTGCGTGCTTACCGCAAGATCAGCAATGCCAAGCGCATCGAGGACGGCGTGGCTACGTTGCTTGCACAACTTCAGTCCTAGTTCGGATAACCCCGGTCTCTTCGGAGATCGGGGTTTTTCTTTGCTGCCCTGTGTTCTACGTGGTGTGGCCGCGTCGTCGTTCGTGCTACCGACACACGGAGTGCTGTTCGATTATCTAAAAATACGCGGGATCACCCGTAATTCGTTAGGTTGATTTTTGTGCGACAGGGGTCACGGTGGGTGGCCCTTGCGTAAATAAATCGGAGTAATCGACATGTCTGAATCTACATACACAATCCGTGAACGTGGCCTTGTTGTTTTCTGGGAGGGGAATCGCATAGATTTCACCCTGCGTGACCCTAACAAGGGCGTTGCAAAAGCCACGCTCCTGTTCTCGAATATCGAGAAATCCGAAGACGGAAACGCCTTGTGCGCCAAGGACACCGTACTTCTGGATGGCAAGCCCATCCGCGCTGTCTGTAAAGTCTTTGATCGCAAAACCGGCGAGCGTATCCCGAACAGGATCGGCGTTGTCTGGAACGCTGACCCAGATGCCGAGCCGATCAATCTCGGACTGACTAAAGCCCGCAATGGCGGTAAGGATTACTACTATCGCGGACTGGAGACTGCCAACGACCGCGCACGTCCGAAAACCATGGACGATGTCTTCAACATGGACTTCGGCCAGCCGTCGAAGCCCGAAACTGACGAGATCCCGTTCTAATGAGCGAGTATCAGGTCGACCTCACCGACGACGTCATCGAAGAAATCTTTGATGCCGACTACTATCCGCTGCCCAAAGCGGATTGATTGCAACCCCGGTAGTCTCGGCTATCGGGGTTTTCTCATGGAGCCCAATGTCCAAAGGAGGACGCCGTGACATCATACGACTATGCAGCATCTGAATGCAGAAGCTATCGCGCTCACTTTCATCATGACCATTTTCATGACGAAGAAGGCAATGAATTCTGCCAAGGTGAGCATCGCTCACGCATCGATGAACTGGAACGCATCGCAGGCCAAATTCAAGAATATGGCTACAAAATCGTAATCCGGTTCGCAAATACTGACCATCCCAAAGTCAGTATGGTCCGCTATCTGCGTGGTCACATCATCCGCAGATAACCCAAACCCCGGTAGCCTCGGCTATCGGGGTTTCTTTATGCCGCCCGGTGTCCCTCCAAGGGCCAGGAATTTCGACACACTCCGTCCGCTGATTGCTACACACACCACCTACCCCAATAGCAGATCACTTTATGTGTGGGGGTGGGTGTGTGAATCGTTAGGTTGGTATTTTTGACCGGTATGTGTGTATTACCGGTAAAACTGAAATTGAATGAATTGGAGAGTGATATGGATATATCAATGACATGTAGCATGTGTGGACATGTAGACACCATACGTGACGTGGATCGTGAAGATTTGAAGCGTTACAGAGAAGGTGAATTGGTGCAAAACGTATGGCCACTGCGTAGCGCCCAAGAACGTGAAATGCTCATCAGCTTTAACAGTTTTGCTCCATACATATGCAGCAAATGCTGGGATGAGACATTCGCTGAGGAGGACTGACATGAACGTATTCTTAGCACATATCGATTTCATGCCGATGGTTTACGGCATGCTCATGTTTTTCGGTCTGGCGTACATGTGGCACAAGTTGCTGCGTGGTCAAATTGTGTCAGTTGGAATTGACATGGCTGTGTTCTGGTTCGTATTCAGCCTGCATGGTCACAGTATGACCGGAGGGTTCGC